ACTTTTCTATTGCTTTGAAATAATCTTTTTCTAATGTTGCATACTTTTTTTGTATCACTTCTAACTTTGAAATCTGGCTATACTCTATTTGTGATTTAACTATAAAGTTACTTTCAAGTTTATCGTAATAATCAAATCTATCTTTTTTGTACAATGGGTACATTTTGTTTGCGTGTATTGCCGTTGCGTGGTCAAATGATTTACCTTTTGATTTTATAAAGTCAGATATACTTACCCACCTCATATCAAGTTTGTTTCTTAATATATGACAAAGCAAAGCCCTATGCTCAACGTATTCGGTTTGTCTTGTTTGTTTGTATATATCTATGCCAGTTAAAGTAATAAGTAATTCACTTACTTGTTCTGGTGTTTCTAGTATTGTTGGTATTGTGTTGTAATTCATTTGCTTTGTAGTTTTTGTATGTATAAAGCTGCATCCATTAGTTCTTCTTTTAGGTGCTGCAAGAAATCATCTTTGTTATTGTCTTGTAGTGTTGTTTTGTATTTGTCTATACCTACACAACTTCTTATATCAAATTCTCTTTTTAAATCTTCTACTATTTTATCTTTCATTGTGTTCTTAATTTTAATAGGTGATAGCATTCAGCGTATTTTTGTCTTGCTTTACCTTTGTATTCTAGTTTAAATAATTCGTATAGTTTTCTTGTGTATTGGTATTTTGTTTCACAATCTTTTAAATACTTACCAGCAAACACCCTACCCTTACCCCTAAAATATTGCACATTGTCTGCACTATCCCCAATTATAAATTGCTCATAAAAATTAAACATAGCTTCTTCTTCTGATATGTCTAATATTACTTTATGCTTATAGTGATAGTTGTACATCAAGCAAGGAAACTGTTTGTAGTCTTTATCTATACTCACAATCATTACTTCATCTCTGCCAATATCATCACTAATTTGCTTCCAGTACCTAGCAACCATATCATCTGTTTCTATACCGTAACCCCAAATGCTATCATATTGTTCTTTTACAAATTGGTGCATCTCATTTAATAATGGTGGTAGTTCTTGTTTCTTTCTGTTGGCTTTGTACTTTGGTGTGATTAACTTTCTAAAGTTACCCTTTGAACCACTAAAACATAATACTTTGTCTATAGTGTATTTATCTTCAAGATCATTTACAATCTTCATATACTGCTGGTCAAACTTATTTCTTGCATCAGCTATATCTGTGTAATACTTTTCATCATCTGGTGTTTCTCTTTTACGATAGCAACTCGCAAAAATTAAACTATCCGCATCAATTAGTAAAATCATCTATTGTTATGTTAAGTTTTAAATAATTCTTTTTTCCTTGTTTTACTTGGTAGTTAATATGTACATCAGTTATCTCACTATCTTGTTCTGTGTGATATTCTATTTGTTTTCTTAACTTTTCCCAAGCTGCTTTGTTTACTTCCATCAATCGTTGTTATAGTGCTTTAAATATGGTTGTTCCTTATGGTTGCATTTATTAACCCAGCTTTTATCTAAAAACTTTATGTATCTAAATTGCCTTAAATCGTGTTTAGTTGCTTCTTCTTTATTTGTTTGTAAATATCTACAACCACCAACATTGTTTTTATATCTTTCACTTTTTTTTGATACAGTCATACTTGTATTGTGATACATTGTGTTTTCAAGTTCCCAGAAACTACTTGTATGTTCTCCGTAATATCTAAAAGAACAAGCTTGATAAACAATACCTAAACCCCCACATCTTTCATCTGCAAATGATTGTATCCATTTTATGATTTTTAACTTACCTTTTATGTATTTAATAGAATAACTAATAGCCATACTTTCACTATTTTTTTTAGCCATATCATCTAACCACATACGATTAAGTTCTAAATATTGGTTCATTTCAGTACCCTCAACAACACTACCACAACTTGCTGGGTTCATAGCATAACCATACTGTAATACACCTAATAATTTATTTTCAATAAATACACCTAAATGTATGTAAGTTGCATTGTATACTTTTTTACTATAATGATTATCTATAATTATTTTATTGGCTACATCTTTTTCTATTTCAATAACGTAAAATTCATCAGTACCATAACCTATAATATCTTTGTGCCCAAACATAGGTATCTGGGCACTATAAATATATCCTTTCATTACACTAATTCTTTTACATATGTTGAAAAGGTTTGCTCAACCGCATCTTTAGTAAACGAACAACTTTGTGTTGAGTTAAAATGGTATGTTGTAAAGTCAATTAACATATCTAATATTTCTTTATTAGACTTTTCAAGAATATTGTTTGATCGTAATTTAGTCATAACTGGTATAATACTACCACCGTTTAATTTCATTGCTTTACCATTTTTTTCTAAATGCTTTATTAGCTTTCCATTCTTTAAATAGTTTTCACCTAAATACTCAACCAAGTTTAAAGTTCTATCAAATTCTTTTGTTAATTTAGCAGAGCCATTTTTAATGTTCTTTGCTTCACCTAAAAATATTTTTATTAAAGCTGGTATTGTAAATAGTTTACTATGTACATCATTAGCTTCTTTTAAATTTTTTGGGCTTTGTAAAACATCACGTAAAAACTTTTTATATACTTTGTGGTTTGAACCAGCATAACTAACTACATAATCAATTTGTTTTAAAACTTTACCCCTTGTGTTAAATGATATAAAAGACTTTCTTGCATCTTCTTGATCTTTTACATAAATCTCTTTAACACTTATTTTTTTAAGGTTTAAAACGTCTAACATCGCAGATTTTAAATGTGCCCCATCGGTTAATATTTTAGTACCATCTTTTGTAACACTAATTAATACATCACGCATTTGACCTTGTGTTGAAACCGCTTCTGCTAAATCTTTAACATTGTTTTCATTTCTCCACCTTTGCCAAGATGGTATAATTACATTGTTAAAATCTTTTTTTGTGTAAACTTTGTTTTTAATTGTTTTCATTTTTATTCTGTTTTTAAATTAATAATATTCAAATATAACATTATTTACTTTATAAACAAAACATTTAACAACTAATTTGGTTCTATATTTATATTTATTCTAACCGCTTGGTTTTCTTTAAGCAAGTACACATCTTTTAAAAGTCTTTTCTTTGTCCACATTGTAGTATCTGGGCAGTACTTTTTTACTGGTGTTGGCATCTCTAGTGTGTTGAGGTAATACATAAAGTTTCCTTTAGGATCATTCACAAAGAATATCTTTACAACATCTAAAGCCATTAGAGCATCATACTTTTCTTTTTCAAGCATTTTATCTTCATAGTACTTGTTTCTAAATTTCATCTCTATAACGCAATCTACACCTTTTGGTGTTTTACCTTTTGCATCATATCTTGAATAGCCATCACCACAATGTTCTAACTCCCACCCATCAAGGTTAAGTAAAAAAACTACTGCCTTTTCCCATTCGTGAATTTTTTTAATTCCCATTGTTCCAAATTATGTTAAGCTGCTTTATCCACAACTTTATTTTCTTCGGATTGCAAGTGCAAGGTTTATGGTATTTATGATTGTAGTACTTTGCGTGTAACTGGCATATTAATTCAAACTCATTTGGTTGTAAAGTATTCTTTGGTTCTGATCTGAAATCACTCCAGCTTTCAAAATCTTCTTTAGTAAATTTTACCATCTTTCAATTTTTATTTCGTTTAACTTTTTTCTTCTGTTGTTGCAATCACATTTAGTACCTCTTAACTTGTGGTATTTATCTACCAGGTATTTAATACCAGTATATTTTGTAATGTAATAAATAATGTTACCTAGTTTCATATTTTAATTCTTTTAATGATATTATAACTCCTAAACTTTTTCGATCATCACCACCTATTTTATCTTTATTTGTACCTTTATATTTTATAAATATATCTCTTAACGTATCTGTTTTAATTATATACAATTCGTCTAAATATATAAAAAAGTATTCTGCTTTTGTACTAGAAATTCCACTTGCTTTATTTCTACAGTAATACTCTAAAAAATAATTACCAGTTGATTTATGTTGTGCATCACTTTTAACCTCAATACCCATATCTAATTCTGGTATATATATATCCCATTCTTTATGATAACCATCTTTTATGTATGCTTGTGGGTATTTTTTATGTATTAGTTGCAAGGCTTGTTCTTCATACCCTTTACCAGTTTTTAAGTTTCTATAAAATTTTTCTGTCATAAAAGTTTCTTTAGTTTGCTTTTTACTTTGTTGTATGTATTGTAAAGTGAATAGTAATGTATAAGACTTTTTCTAGAAAATTCTGCAATGCTTTCACCATCATTTATTATTTCAAACACTTTTCTATCATACCAAAACATCTTTGATAGTTCTTCTTGTATTTTATCATATGGTTCTTGATAGTTTACATCTGATGTGGTTAGGTGTATGTCATCCATAGAAACCATTGTAATGTTTTTACCTTTTCTTTTTAAATCGTAAAACAATGTTCTTAAAGTTTTAAAAATATAGTAGTAGTTTATTTCTTCTTCATTGTACATTATATCCAAACCTTTTTCAAGTTTCAGTTGTATCTTGTAATACATTTCTTGTACAATATCTTCAGCGGTTTCTTGTTTACACCCAAAGGATAAAACTATTTCTACCCACTCTTTATGCTTTGCAGCAACTATAATCATTGTTTTTTGTACTATCATTTTAATGGATCATATAAATCATTTACTATTGTTGGCAATCCTTTTTCGTTTACTTCAAAGCTAAATGTTTCAAAAGAGTAACCCCTACTTCTACCACACTTAACGGTTGTCCAATCTTTGTTTACTGTGTTTGCTTCCAAACTTATTACTGTTTCTGCTTTCTTTTCTAATGCACTACCAAGATGACCAGTACCAAGTTTAGCACTACCAAAGTTTTGATGTATTACACAAATGATATGTACGTTTTGTTGTTGGCTAATTCTCATTAATGCACTTACTAATTCATTACTTTGCTCAATGTTGTTTACATCTGCACATAAATCTGCTACACCATCTAGGATGACCAGAGATGGTTCTTTTATGTTTTCCTTTAGGTAGTGTTCAATAAATTGTAATCTTTCTTTATAACCTACTGTACGCAATGCAAAGGTGTGATATTTATCTTTAGGTATGCTGCTATCCATATCTAATGGTCTTTTAAATACTTTGGATGCGTGCCAGCTTCCTTGTTCTGTATCTATGTGAATTAAATCACCATCACCTCTAAAGCCTTTTATTTGTCCACCATAAATATTTGAACCACTTAAAAAAGCTGATGCCAATAATGATACAAAAAATGTTTTTCTAGTTTTTGGTGGTGCAGTTATAACTGAAAGGTTACCAAAAGTTCCTAATGCTATTGGTATGATGCTATCACCTTTATCAGATCTTATAACCTTTTCACCATAGCTTAAACATACTGGTGGGTAATCTATTTTTTTTGTAATGTCTATATAACAAGTATCTGCTATAAATTCCATTAACATATTCTGTTCTGTTTCTTTTTCTGTCATTTGTTAAATATATAAAAAAAAGGTGCAAGTTAAAAACTCACACCCTTTTAAAAGTTTAGGCTAATTAAAATGGTAAATCATCACTTGCTGGTTCTGCCACCGCTTGTGGTTGGTCATCTCTTTCTGCAACCGTTACACCATCTGGTGACATCCACACCACCTTACCGTTTCCGAGATAGGTTTTAGCAACCTTTGCTTCTCTTTCTTCTTTGGTTTGGCTATCCATAAAAGCTACGTTGTTACCGTATCTGGTTTCATCTTGAATTGCTATGGTGAAATTGTACCAAACACTGCCGTTTTTTCCTTTTAAAAATTTCTCCTTTGGGAGTTTTGCGATGTCTATAGAACCGCTAATTATTGCACTCATAATATGTAGTTTAAATTTTGGTATAGTCATAACACTCTATACCTAGTGTTTTATTTATTTAGTTTTTCTTTTCTTGTTGATTTTTTATCAGTTCTTGTATATGAATATATTAATCTATTTTCATTGCAAGGTATAAATTTTACTTTATCATCTAAAGGTTTTTTAATTCTTCTCATTCGTACCAATCTTTTATATTTACAATGATTTCATTTAAACGTATATTACTTGAATATGCTAAAGCAATTAATTCTTCTTCAGTTTCATATTCCTCACCAGCCCATTCAAAAATAAAATCAATTTTTTCTTTTCTGGTTTTTGTTGGTTTCCATTCTCTCATATTACTTCCTTTTAAAGTCATCACTTTCATCTTCACCAAATACACCAAGTTCGTAAAAGCCAGTTAGCTTTAAAACACTTCTTGACAATGCACGTTTCTCTGCCATCTCCATTACGTACCAACTATTACAATTACCATCTTTATAGTTAGCACCTTTTAATGCACTACCAAAGGTTTGTATTTCTACACCCTCTTTTTTTGCATATGCTTTTACAACTGCAAAGTTTGGATCACATTTTACAACCTCATAATTTATTGATATGTTTTCTTTTGCTGCAATGCGTTCTATACCAGCTCTTGTGATTATAACATAGTGCTGATGTTTATATACATCTGTTTTTCCTAGTTCGTACTTCTTGTACAAATCTAATAATTTTTCTCTATCCATTTTGTTTAAATATTTGTGATACTTCTATTTGTGCTTTTAATTCTTCTATTCTATTACATAAGGCTTCTATCCTATATGTATACTCGTCAAATTTTGTCTGTGCAGTTTCTTGTGAAAAGTTAGTTCCCATTATCTTATGTTTATTAAAGTTGATTTTGCATCATCTAACCTTTGAGTTAGTGACAAAACTGTTAGTGCATCTTGGTCTTGTTCTGCATAATACAAAAGATATTCAAGGTGTTTAATTTCGTCTTTTAAATCGTGTTTCTGTGTTCTCATTTCTGTTAAGTTTAAATTAATAATAGTCAAATATAAACAAAATATTTAATAACAAAACTATAAAAGTAAAAAAAAAGGCTTGACATATAGCCAAACCCCTTTTCCTTAACAAAACAGAATAGTTAAAGATAGTCTTTTATAAACTATCTACCAAGTCTTTATAGTGTTTTATCATATCTTGTAGTTCATCAGTAGAAAACTTTACAGTTTCTTTTGATTTTATATATAATTCTTCAGCAGTACCAGCACCAAATTTTTCATCCAGGTACTTACCAAACAAGAATTGTTCACCCGCCTTAAACATATTACAACCAACACACTGAACCGCTACATTCATTTCTAACCATCTGGTTGCATAGTGTTTTCTTGATTGAAAGTGACCACATTGCATACCTTTTTTATAATGTGATACCTTACCACAAGTAAAGCAAGTTACATCACCATTATGATCTGCATCCTTTAACCTTATGTACTGGCTAAAGATAGCATCTAGTTTTTTAACTATTTTACTTCTTGATGGTTTAGATGGCATTATCAATAACTTCTATAATGTTTCTTAACTCACTTCTTTCAAACTCACCAAGTGAAATATCATTTACAATTAGTAGGTAATAATCTTTTCTTACTGCAATACATTTTGTGTTTTCCATCTTTTATTTGTTTTTTAAAAATATAAGTAATAACTTTACACTTTTTTATTACTTCAAATATATAAAATAAATAATTAGAAATATAT